TACCCTTTCCCCGGGGGACAGGATTTTCTCCGCCAGGGCGAGTTTTACGTTCCGGTCAAGCTCCTCGGCGTCAATGCCAATCTCCCGACGGGACAGGGCGCAGAACGCATGTCGTGGGGTGTGGGAGAAAAAAAATGCACCCCCCGATTAGCGGGGGCGCTATCTTTTACCATTTTACCAGATTTTTTGTAAATACTCTTCCGGTATAAACGTCTTTGACTGGTTCAGTAGATACAAGTGATACGGTGCCATTTTGTTCCATTTGCCGAATAAACAACTTAGAAGTAGTAACCCATCCAGCCATTGTCTGGCCGTCAATAAATGTGTTGCATCCCGGGGCCATTTTTACAGCGTCTCCAATTTTCAATTCAATCGGCTGGGGTTTAGGTTCCGGGTTAGGTTTTTCATCGTATTCAACGACATCAGCTTTCAAAAGCAAAGCTTTCAATTCTTCTGCACGTTCTTTGCTATCAAAGCCTTTAATAACCACTGCAAACATATCTTTATCCTCCATATTCAAATAATAATCGACAGTTTGACGAAAACTTTCAATAGATTCATCAAATTTGTTAAAATAAGGGTTGATATCGCTATGATTAGAAGCCAGTCCCATTCTATGCAGCTGTGCATGATCCACGATATTATCACCAGTAAACCTGAACATTTTGCATAGATATACAACCAATTCTACTGCTTCTGACAACAATTCATCAAAATAACTTTCATTATTTCCATGTTCGCACATTTCTATCCCGATATAGTAATCATTGCCATTTCCATTTTTGCCTGATCCAGAATGCCATCCACGCATATTCCAGGGCAAACATTGGTATGTTGCAATCTGTTGATTATCCAGCCAGCCAATCATGGCGTGGGCGCATTTATCCACGCCCGGGCGGTTCCAGTGATTGTTATAGGCGTTTGGCCCCAGTTTTCCGTCATCAGGGCCAATATACCGATGCAAATACGGGTTATCGGCTGCGGTAGTATGCATACAGATACCCACTGGCTTCAACGGTTTGCCCTGTTTATAGCAGTCGTTTTCAGTCAAGTAATACTTTACAAGATGCATATTAATTCCTCCTTAATCCAAGACATTGGAAAATTTTAAAAACTTGTTGTTTAACGGACTGGTTATCAAAGTACATTCGCCCCATTTTAAAAAATTCTATGATAACGTTTGTTTGTCCGCACGCATTTGCGCTTTTGATAAGGTAATATTTTGGTTCATGATCTTCGGCTGTTAACGAGAATTTCCATGGCGCGTTCTTGTAAGGCACATAAGAAGCATAAATATACATACCTTTCATGTAAAAGTATACAGTTGTGTCCATGTATTTGATTGCAATTATGCATTTAGAATCGGACGGCCTTTTTTGAATGAACTCGTCATTATCCTGATAAAATTGGCCCATAATTGCATATTGGCCGTAAGGAGTTTTATTCATTATACTGCCCATTCTAGATAGAGATTTAGCCTCAGTAAATGAATCTCCTTTGTACATTTCAACGATAATATCATTATTATATTCTTTATATACATTGAAACGTTTATCAGGATTAACGGCAAGTTTGAAATAATCAAAATATGGATTAACCATTGAAATAGTATTTGCAAAAAGAAATACTCTAAGAAGGTCATGTAATTTTTCAGTATCCCTAAATCGGTTAATGGTTTCTACTAAGTCAAAAAAGCTATGAACTTCATTCGGTAAATAATGATAATTTGATTTATCGATGATGAATTCATCTACGCACATTTTATTTACTTCCGGGAAAGGCACAGACTTCAAAGCAACCTGAGAAGCCAATGGCGCATAATACCCAGCAACTTCTTTGTCAATTAAGAATTTACCGCCTTTTTTGCCACCGCTTACTAAAAATGAGTGTTCAGGATAAAATCTTGCAATATCATTAAAAAAGGTAGAAATATTCATTAACTCAGTTTGGTATCTTCGTACATACATAAATTGTTTACCCGTTTTTAAAAAATCGCTTATAGCGTAATCTTTAAATGCAAAAGTTTTACCCGGGCCACGGTTACTTAGCACAAAATTAATTAAAGCATTGCGTGTAAGCAGCGGTTCTATATTATAATGTAAATTATCAGTATGCATATTATCACCTATAAAATTGGGTGCCCTCTGCCATGACATTTTAACGCACGACAGAGGGCTGAGAAAAGGATGTAGAAATCAGACATATGCAATAGCCAATTTGTACACACCCTGCAAGTGTCTCCAATGGTAGGCCCAACTTAATGGGTGCAGTTCCCACCATACTATTGGACATGATATGCACTGCCTGACACCATTATTATACTATAATTTATGCAAAAAATCAAGGTTGATAAATGTAAATAATGCATGTAAAAATCTTTAATTTTTACTTGACGTTTTTGACTCAGCTATGTTATAATGTAGATAGATCAAGAGACAGGCGCTTGATTAAATAAAATTCATAAAAGGAGATAGTATCATGGCCGAAGAAATCATCGATAAGGAAACCGGAGAAGTCCTTCCTATGGACGAGTTGGAAGTAGGAACCGTAAGCATTATTCCCATGCAAGACGCTTTTGTCCATAATAGTGACAATATGGTTATGTGCACCTTTGACACGGACGGTTCCAAAGAATCCAAAATCCGGCTTCATAAAATCAAAGCCAACCCTGATGAAAGATTGCAAGACCATATCAACGAAAAAATCACTGTTACCGGATTTGTGGCGCATTGGGTAGAAACCAAAAACGAGAGAACCGGGGAGATAACGCCTGCGCCTAGAATTATCTTGATTGACGATAAGGGCACCACTTATACTTGTGTATCTATCGGAGTATATAACTCTCTGAGGAATATTGTAATGGATTTGTGGCTCCCTTCGGAAGAAGAACCCATTGTCATTATCCCACGCAGAGTAAAAGGAAAAAATCGTTACGAGTTCACAAGCCTTGAAGTAAGCGAATAAAAACTCAAATTCCCGGTATGAAGCCTGACATACCGGGAATTTTTTTTCAGGAGGTTTTAAAATGGGATCTTATCTAACGCGTGGTGGAATAGCATTAAATATCAAAGAATCGCCTTATAAAGCATCCATAGAAAATTATGAGTTTATGTTTTCATCAAGATTATACATGGATTCATTTATAAGAAAATTGCCTGAGTTTGAACAGAAACTTGGCTATTATATTCTTATTAAAACTCGGGGTTATTGTGACGTGCATATATCCGCCGCTATTATATTGTATGAAAGCATCGAAAAAAGAGGGTTCTATATCATAAATAAAACAACTGGTAAATCATATGAAAGTATAAATGATTTTAGAATGAAATTGGAGGTGAGTTAATGGCTAATCCAGATGATTTAATAAAAAAGCCGAAAAGAAAGAATCCGGCTAAACGTAAGATCAAACAGCCAAATGAGCCTATATCCAGTGTTCAAGGCAGACGAAACAGGCCGGAAACATCTGTTGATATTTCAAAAATCCGAAAATCAAGAACGCAAAACGCTCCAGAAAACTTTAAATTAAATAAGCAGCAACAAGCGGAATTGACTAAACTTAGAAAACGTGCCAGTTCAAAGCAATCCAGAATAAAACAGAGATATGGCTATGACGTTCAAAGGCCAGTACATGGACGAAGTTTTGCAACAAATCAAGAATACCAGCAGTTTATTAGCCAATTACAAGAGTATACTTCACGTGAATCGCACAAATTTCAAAAGATAGGCACTGGGGATTCATCATTCTTTGTTCCGTCAGAAGAAATTCAAGGGATTAACGATTTACTAAAGAAATACGAAAATGAGCGTATGAAGTTTTATAAAAACGTAGCAGATAAAGAGATAATTGCAGGAGGACAATTACAGCCGGATAATACAGTTTTGTTACGTGCAATGATGAAAAAAGAAACTCCCGGTTCTACTTTTTATGATCTACTGCACAAGCAAACATTTGAGCCAAAAGAGATAAAATCAATCGATGAATTTAACAGAATAAAAACACGGCTTGAACGTCAATCTAAGTCTGAGTATTGGCAATGGAGACAGGAAGTTATGTATAATAACTTCATTGAATCGTTACAAAAGTTGTCTGAACGTTCAAACGTGGGGAGCGGTAAATTGCAAGAAATGATACGAAGTATGCCTAAAGACAAATTCTTAGAAATGTATTATCGGGCAGAATCAGACCTTTCCAGCGTTTTCAACAACACGCCTGATAGTATGGAATTTTTTGAAAGCGTAATAGACATATTTAATAATGTAGCAAATGCATATGCAATCGTAATGTCTGGAAGATAGCGCGAAAAAAAAACAAAAAGGCGGCGCTATTATGGTTCAAATAATGGCTGACTTTGAAACCACGCCAAAGCGTGATGATTGTAGGGTTTGGCTGTGGTGCGCGGTGGATATCGATAATTTAAAAAGGATTTGGTATGGGGAGACAATAGAAGAATTTTTCAACACATTTAAAAACGGGCAATACACGATATATTTTCACAACTTGAAATTTGACGGCGAGTTTCTATTATCGTACATTCTAAATGTATTGAAATTTCAATATGCAGAAAAGCCAGATGAACACGAGTTCAGAACATTAATTAGTGATATGGGTATATTTTATATGATTGAATGCATATTCAGCAAAAAGAGCAAGCATGTCTCAAAAATAACTTTTTTAGATTCATATAAAAAATTGCCATTTAAAGTAAAAGATATAGCAAAAGCATTCCAGTTAGAAGAATCAAAAGGTGAAATAGATCACAGTATTTTAAGACCGCGCGGATATAAACCGACAAAAGAAGAATTAGAATATGTAACAAATGATGTTATAATTGTAGCTAAAGCATTAAAAATGCAATTTGAACAAGGCCTATCGGCTATGACAATGAGCAGTGACGGTCTAAAATACTGTAAGCATATTCTAACAGAAAAAGGATGGAATCATTATTTTCCTGTATTGGACATTGCAATGGATGATGAAATTCGCAAAAGCTATAAAGGCGGGGCTGTAATGGTTCATCCATTAAGGGCTGGGGTAGAAGTATATAATGGACATTCATTTGATAAAAATTCTATGTATCCTTGGGCTATGACTATGCCTATGCCGTGGGGTATGCCATTATTTTTTCAAGGAAAGTACCAAAAAGATGAACAGTATCCGTTATTTATACAGGCTTTGGCTTGTGAATTTAAAGTTAAAGAAGGATTTTTACCAACCATACAAATAAAGCGGCATGAGCTATACAAGCAAAATGAATACATAGCAGAAAGTATAGAACAAACTGTGCTATATCTTACGAGCGTTGATTTGCAATTATTTTTCGATCACTATGAAGTATATAATATTAGATGGCTATACGGTTACAAATTTAAAAGCGCAATCGGTATTTTCGACGACTATGTAAACCATTGGTATGAAATGAAAAAGAATTCAACAGGCGCGAAAAGGCAAATAGCCAAATTGATGTTAAATGCTTTCTATGGAAAAACAGCATCAAGAACGCATATACGGTCAAAAATTCCATACCTTAATGACGAAGGAATTGTATGCTATAAACTTTCAGAAGATGAAACGAAAGACCCTGTATATACAGCCGTAGCGTCATTTATAACTTCTTACGGAAGAGATAGCGTAATACGTTCTGCGCAAGCCGTAGGAGGGTCTAAGCCAGATTCACACTTTTGCTATATGGATACGGACAGCATTCACGTAATCGGTATAAGTGTTGAAGAAATTTCTAAATATATAGAAGTTGACAGCAAAAAACTAGGCGCATGGAAGCACGAATATTCGTTTGACAGAGCAAAATATATCAGGCAAAAATGTTACATTGAAGAAATCGCGTACAAGAAAGGAACTCAAAGTTATGAAGATTACGTAAAGAAAATGTCAGGCCTTACGCCACAGGAACAGGCAGAGCTAAAATTCACGGAAGGAGAAGAAGCTTATTATACATACGTTAAAAAATGCGCAGGTATGACAGATAACATAAAGTCATTGATCTCATATGAAGAATTTGATCTTGGTTATGAGATAGAAAATGTCAAGCTAAAACCTGTCCGATGCTATGGAGGCGTAGTGCTGGAGCCCACTTCTTTCAAAATGAAGCCCTAATGATCATTGACAAAAAGCTTCCAAAGGTATATAATATAAATAGGTATTAATCCTTATTATAGGAGGCAGAAAGATGAAGGTGGAAACGATCATGGAGGGAATAGCGGCGTGCGTTGGTGCAGCTATCGGCTTTTTCATCGGGCCGGTAAATGGATTATTGATTGGATTACTATGCTTTATGGCAATCGACATCATTACAGGTATCATTAACGCTTGCATTCACAAAAAACTAAGCAGTAAAGTATCTTTTACAGGATTAGCTAAAAAAGTATTTATCATTTTAATGGTTGGTTTGGCTAACGTGATTGACACAATGATTTTTGCGGAATCGGCTGCTTTGAGAACAGCGGTTATATTCTTCTATATAGCGAATGAAGGTATTTCAGTGTTAGAGAACATTTCCGCAAGCGGCTTACCTATTCCGTCAAAAATCATTGATGCCTTACACGAAATAAAAGGTAAGGGAGAAGATGAAAATGGGAATGATGAAACAGACAGAGATTGAAGAAGCAATCACAACGCTAAAATCAGAAAACGAATCACTCAGAAGCGCATTGGCACAATTATCAACAGATTTAGAATCAAGACAAATCCCCGATATTGAATCAATCATGCAGGAGCATGACCGGCGTTTCAGGAAGGAAGTATTTGACGCTATTAATTCATTTGTTCCGCAAGATGCTCCTGTAAAGCCTGAACCTCCTGCACCGCATATTGAAACGATTGATGAACTTTTGAAAGGTGGAAATTAAAATGGCAAATAGCAATAAGCCTGCGCCGTTGAATGCGGTTAATAATCTTAGCAATGTGCAAATTTTGAATGCTGTATGGGCGGATGCTTCTCAGGAATATCAATCCCGCGTTCCGCTAGCGACACGTGAAAGCTTGCAAGCTACCGGAAACGCTATTCTTAATTATCAGGTATTTTATAATGAATTTTTGCATTCCTTGGTAAATAAGTTTGCGTTTATGTATGTTCATAACAACGTACTCCGAAACAGGCTTGGCGAGTTTAAGCGCGGGCCTATTCCATTCGGGTATTCAGTTGAGGAAGTTTTTACTGACATTACAGAAGCTATGGCATTTGACCCGGAACTTGCGGAATCCGAACTTTATAAACGTACTATCCCGAATACTTCCAGTATCTACCATGTCATTAATCGGCAAGACGTGTATCGCCAGACAATTTCTCGGGCCATGTTGCAACGTGCGGTTTATAACGAAGGCGGACTTTCCAGGTTGATTGAATCTATTGTACAGGCATTGTATAACAGTGATGAAGTTGACGAGTTTATCATCATGAAGTCGCTGATTGCTAATTACTTTAATGCAGGGCTTTTTTATCCCGTGGAAGTAGATGCTGTCGTGGATGAAACCAGTGCAAAAACTATGCTGACTGCGGTACGTTCTAATGTTCTTTCGTTGGATATTCCGTCCAGGCGTTTTAATTCCATGGGAGTAATGCGTACTGTTGCACCGGAAGATCAGGTTTTGGTTATCACACCTGCGGTGGAAGCGGCAATCGATGTGAACGCATTGGCACAAGCTTTCAATATGAGCAAAGCAGATTTCACAGCCCGTCATTTGGTAGTGGACAACTTCGGGCCGAATACGGATAATATTGTGGGCGTACTTTTTGACCGTGAGTGGTTTATTCAGTATGATACCTATTTCGGAACCGAAGCGGTTAGAAACCCTATGGGTCTATATGACAATATGTACTTGCACCATCAGGGAATCTATTCTACCTCTCGATTTGCAAACGCTGTTGTATTTATCTCCAACTCCGCTTCTGTAACCGGTATTACCGTTACCGGTGCTGCGTCTGTAGCTGCTGGAACCTATACCGATATGACTGCTAAAGTAACTGGTACTACATCTAATTATGTGCCTCAGTCGGTTAATTGGTCTATCAGCGGTGAGGATTCCAGTGGTACCTATATCGACAAAGGCGGAAGGTTGTTTATCAGCAGCAAAGAACCCGCTAATACAACTGGAATCACTGTTACCGCAACTTCTACCTACGACGATTCTATCAACGGCACCGCTACTGTAAAAATAACTGCGTAATGTTAAAAGCCCGTTCACTTCATGAATCACCGTGAGGTGAACGGGCCATTTATTAAGGAGGGAAATATATGCCATATCCAGTTATAACAAAAGCAGATTTACTTTCACAAGTACCACTAAAACCAAACGACGATAATGTAATAAGTTTTGTAAATGCCGCTGCACGTGAATCTTATTTCAATGGAAAAGTATTTATGGCAGAAACCAATATCCAATACATGAAAGAACAAGACGACTATCTGGTTGCTGCAAACTATGACGACGTTATTGCCAACTGTAACTATCTCCGATTCAATAACGAGAACAGATGGTTTTATGCTTTCATTATGGAAGTAAGATATATAAATCCGAGTACATGCGCTATTACCTTTCAAATAGATTATTGGACAACATATCAATTTGATTTACAATGGAAAAACTGTTTCATCGAAAGAGAACACGTAACAGATGATACAATAGGAAAACATACCATCGACGAAGGGCTTTACACCGGAGAAAATATAATTACTGAATTGCCCACTTCAAATATGCCGTACACTATGCCGAACGGAAATGCTCAAATTGTTCCAGTTGTATTAATGAGCGAGTTTGTCTCATATGAGCCTTATGAAGCATTAGAATTAGGCACTCATTGCAATACAATAAATATGGTTCCTCAACCATCTTCGTTGTGGGTGCCTTTAAAGTCAAGCGAAACATATGACATTAACACAATTACTCAAAGACTAGCTAGATTTCTTAAATACATTAATTCAACTGATATAGGAAAAGGAGACGCGGCGTATGCTTGTTTTTCTGTTCCATATTTAGCTTTTGATGGCGCATCCAGTGATATGTTTTTAGCTGTGGGAGACCCGAATACAGACAAAGGAACCTACTCTCCAAATCTAGGATTTTATTTATTCACAAGTGGAATTAATAATATAATAAAATCTTCTGGATCACAAGTAGATTACAATTTTCAATTTAATGACAATATTGGAAGCTATACTCCTAAAAACAATAAACTATATACATACCCTTATTATTACTATATCATAGACAACAATCAAGGCAATCAAAATATTATGTACAGAGAATATATTACTGGCACAACACCAACAAATAGTAATCCTACGGTTCAATTTAGATTTACTGCAAACATAGCACCTGATTCATCCCTATTCTGTATTGTAAATAGCGGGTATGGAGCAAATGCCCCTAAAAGCAATACGCTGTCTTTAAACAAATTTCCTAAATCCGCTTTAAACTCTAATTTTTATAATAACTGGCTAGCTGGGCATAGCGCGTCCATGAATGTGGCTACTGCAAGCGCTGTAACAAATGCCATTATACCAGGGCTTGCTGGAGGTAATGGGGCATATATGGCCTCTGGAATTGTGGGAGGATTTTTTGAAATTGCGTCTTTAGTAGCTAGGGATAAAGCAATGCAAGTTGTACCAGATAATATGAGAGGAAATATTGCAAACACAGCCAACACTTGCGCGGGTAGAATGGGATTCACGTTTTATAAATCTATCCTAAAATCAGAAATATATGAAATGATAGATAACTTTTTTACAATGTACGGATACAAAGTCAACAGAGTTGGAACACCGTCATTTAGAACAAGGCAATATTACAATTACTATAAACTACCTGTATGTAACGTATTCGGAAACGTACCAGGAGAGGGAATAAAATCTATTACTGAAATGTTCCAGAACGGCGTTACTGTATGGAATACAACGGATGTCGGCAACTATAGAAACGGCGTTAATCCTATAGTATAAAGAAGGTGATAAAAATGTCAAAAGCTAAAAACAGATATACCGGAATAACAGCTATTAAAGGGCCTGATGGACTTCAATATCCGGTTACAGTAAGCGGGCCGTATGCCAGTCTTAGCAATGAAGTTGAAAGAGCATATTTTTCTCATTACTATTACATGATGATAAATTATGCGGTCAGTATGTTTGAATGGATAAACCTGCCGTATGAAATTCCTGAAAAATTTATAGAACGTACTTTATGCCTTGAGGGTTTTGGCTCTTTCTATAAATTGTTAGATACACCAGTATTTATGCGGTCTTTACTGCAAGGGCCCTTTGATATTTACTATGAGCCTAAACGTTTAACGCTAATTGCTGTAAACGGATTTTCTAAACAGGTGGCTAGAGAAGATTGCGTATTATGCTATAACAATTATCTTCGTCAGCCTACAGCCTTTTATCTTGAGACTTATGCGGCTAGGATGGCAAAAGCAGAAGCGTTTATTGAAGTTAATTTTAATACAAGTAAAACCCCTGTGATTATGAAAGCACAAAATAGAAACCAGAAACTTACCCTTGAAAATGCATATGCAAAATTTACCGGAAATTCACCCGTTATTATTGATACAGATAACATGGATTTAAGTTCTCAGTTTGAGGCCATTAATCTAAACGTACCATTTCTTGTGCCACAAGTAGAGCAATATAAAAAGCAAGTATGGGACGACGCTATGGCATTCTTAGGCATACGAAATGTATATAGCGATAAACGGGAAAGACTGGTAAGTGCAGAAGCAGATGGAAACATTCAACAAATTGAAATGTCTAGGTTTACAATGCTAAACGCCAGAAAAGCAGCATGCGAAGAAATCAATAGAAAATATGGATGGGATATTGACGTACAATTCAGACTTATCACCGATTATGGTAACGGACTTTTAGGCCATGCCCTCGATGATGAACTTATAGAAAGGAGTGTAGAAGATGCCGATAACAATGATGATGATGGATCTGGTGAAAATCCTTAATCAAGATAACCCTAACCCATCTTCTAATTGGAATGATAAGATAAAATATGCAAACAATAAAATATTTTCATTTAATTATCCTTTCTATGATAACGATAAAAAAGAAGAATTTCAATTAAAATTTACACGCAGATTTATAGATGCAAGATTAGGATTTGAAACTCCTGCACTTTTTATGCTAAAGCTTGAAGATACACTCAATTATATAATGCCATACTATAATGAATATTTCAAATCACAGCTAATGGATTATGATCCTTTAACAAATATGGAAATAGAAGAAATATTCGATAGGAGTAATGACATTAACCGAAATAAAAATATTACTGAAAATGACAACGGAACCAGAAATATTGAAAGAACTGGCAACAATAGCGGAACAGACACTTTAACGAAAAGCGGAACAGAGACAACAGATAAAAACGATACTATGAACGATAATATAAAACATACTGGTACAGTATCAACGGACGGAAACAGCACAGATACTTATTACGAATTTCCACAAGCTGCTAAATCAACTAATGGAGATTATGCAACGAACCAAAGAAATATTAAATCTGATGAAACTGTAACAAATGATCTTACAGATACAGAGAACAAAACCAGCACGGGCGAAGAAACAGTCACTTATAATTTAACAGATAAAAGAGATACTACAGAAACCATTGGAGACAACACCGATGAAACAACTACTAACACAAGAACCACAGAAGATAATGGGCTTGAAAAACAGCTTGAGCATTATGTATCAACTAAAAAAGGTTTAACAGGCCAATGGACATACCAAGATTTAATCAAAAAATATAGAGAATTAATTATCAACGTAGACGCTATGATTATGGAAAGCGTCGAAATAAAATCCCTTTTTATTTATTGTGAATAGGAGTGATCTATTATGTATGACCGTATGCCGCCTAAACTTCCTTTCTATTGGAATAGTGTGATTCCGGCAACTCTTGATACGGCTTTAACTTTCGACGAAATGCAATCAAAAATAGTATGGACTGTTAACAAAATACTTGAAAATCAATATTTGACCGTTCCGTATTTAATTAGTCTAGGAACTGAATATACCACGACTTCTATATCTATTAAAGGGATTTTGTTCCAAAATTACACGCCGTTGCAAGTAGATAAAGAATTTGTCATTAATGGCATGAAAGACGGAACATACTACATTAACGTATTTAACGATGCGGCAAATACAGAAGCCGGAAAACCACCTGTACAGTCTAATGATCTTCTGTTCCTTTCTACAGAATACATGCCTAAAAATTGCACGTCTCTTTATGTATTCGATATCTTAAACGGCAATATAGTTGGTAACAGTATAAGGTATAATGATCTTTATACCGAAATGCATAATGCAGACCCTAACGCGCATCAAGCCCTGTTTGAAGCTGTATACAATAAAATAGAAGAAGAATCCGACGGGCTTCATAATGAGATTGTGACGGAAACAAATCGCGCAAAACAAGCAGAACAGCAATTGCAAGATAATATTGACAATGAGTCCACTGCTAGACAACAAGCGGATACTACTCTGCAAAATAATATTAATGCTGAAAAAACTGCTAGAGAAAATGCGGATACTACTCTGCAAAATAGCATAAATGCAGAAAAAACCGCGAGAGAACAAGCCGATACTGCATTACGAAATTCGCTTGACGAAGAAATTGGCGATAGAATAGCCGGAGAAGATACAATTAATAATAAAATTGATACCCATATTGCAAACAAAAATAACCCTCATAATGTGACAGCAGATCAAATTGGAAATGTTGTTAAGACTATAAATAATCTTGTAAATAATATTTCAATAACTGGTGGACGTGGAACCAATGTCTTAACTTCTTCAAATTCCATTGCTATAACAGGCCCTATGTATGATGTACCAAGTAACCCAAGCCTTGACAATATGCTAAACACTGGTATATACGCGTTATCAGCCAATGTCGAGTATACAACTACTTATAGTGGCCTTCCCAATAAAACCGGATGGCTTTATCTGCTAGTTTATGCAGTTGGAAATGCGAAAAAACAAATAATATACAATACTGACGGAACTGCATATCAACGGGAAAACGCTCAAACTAATTGGGTACAGTTATATTCTGAAAGCGGAGGCGGTGGCACTGCGGGTGTTTCAAGCATTAATTCGTTAACAGGCAAAATTACCTTGAATGGAGATCAAGGCGTAAGAATTACAACTACAGGAAATGCTATTCACGTTAGCGGACAATACTATGTTCTTAGTCAAAATACATCTATAAACGGGACATTACGTCCAGGAATAACAGCGGCTGGCAATTACGCATTTACAAATACACCGCAAAATAAAAGCGTAATGTATGTAATAACTGTAGATTATAAATCAAATGAATATATCTATGCACAATATGCTGTTTGCTTTGATTATTCCATTTATAGACGGCTAAGTAATGCTGATGGAAGTAAGGTAACTGAATGGTATTACAATGGCGTAACAGACATAAATGCTACTAAAGGCAGTATTATATTTGAAGCAAGAAATGGGGCCAGCATTTCTAAATCGGGTAATACTTTTACTGTCTTAGGGCCTATAGCCAGAAGTCCAAATTTTAGCCTAAATACAAATAATTCAGTTGGAATATTTTCGTTTGATTATGATTCGTCACCCGTTGGAATGCCAACCGAAGCGACTAACGCGTACGTGATGCTACAGGTAATGACAGATGATAGTAATTCTATAGAAACTTATACACAATTAGTAATAGATAAAGATGATGGAAAAATGTTCACAAGAACAAAAAACACTAATGGATCACAAGCAACGGCATGGAAACTAAGCAGCTACAGCCCAGCATTGGATAATCAAACTATAACACTTGATTCGCTTGCGCCTAATTTAGGCATTCAAAATTTGACTTTACAATTAGAACAGTACAGAGGAGTAACATTCAAAGCAAAATTTTATGTGCCGTTTGCTGTTAGTAACTCGAATTCACCTTTAACTGAAATTGCTCTATGGAGTTTACCCGAAGGCTGGGCATTTGATGAAGATCAATATATACCGGTGTATATTAGATCAGTAAGCAGCGGAGCGTCTAGTTTCGGTTATATTCAATGTAGTAACAATGCAATGCAACTTATAATTGGCGGAACAGGACAATCTATTCCGGCTGGATGGGTTGTAAGATTCTGCAATAGTGATGTATATTTAGTTAAATCTGGTGCATAATTATTAAAATTAATGACTATAATTACAGTTAAAATTTATGTCACATTTGCATAAATATATTTTTCATATACAGTCAATATGCATAAATTGAGTTGTGCAAAATTTATGTCACATATGCATAAATATATTATTCATATACAGTCAATATGCATAAATTGAGTTGTGCAAAATTTATGTCACATATGCATAAATATTT